ATGGGGGCGTCCAAAATCCGCCAATAATGCCACTTTCATCTAAAAAAAAAAAAAAAAAAAAAAAAAAAAAAAAAAAAATCTCGCGTACGCGTACGAACACAAAATTCAAAAAAAAAAAAAAATCTCGCGCGTACGCGCAGGAACACAAAATTCAAAAAAATCCTCTCGCGCGTACGCGCACACGCGAGTAATGAGAATATAATTTATATAATTATATATAATAATTATAATATTATACTCTTTATGTAAAGATTAATATTTTTTGTCCTCGCGTACGCGCGCGCATGTAATTTTTTTTTTTTTTTTTGAAAGTTCGTCCTCGCGTACGCGCGCGGAATTTTTTTTTTTTTTTTTTTGGAGTTCGTCAGGGCTTTCAGAAAAATCAAGAAAATCTGAAAATTTTATTTTTTTTGTCGTGCAAAAAATAGGCCGTTTTAGCGTCTTGTGTTCGAGAAACTAAAAGTCGTTTTAACTTATCTATTTGAATTTCAAAAGATTATAATTTTGTTCTTGTATATCAATAGTATCTAAATGTAGCGTGATATACAATAGGCATATATATAAGTGCGCCGGTGCGTCTTTCCGGCGTCGGCGTAAAGCTGCCTAACCCCAAACAACTTTCACGGAAACACAATCCAATGGAAATCAACGCCGTCGAAGTAATGCGTTCCCTTCGCGCATTTTTTCGGCCAGGCGACGTGTTCGAGATACGATGTCTCGACGCGGTGACGAAGGGATATCGGTATCCGCATACTGAAAGCGGATATTTCACATACGAAACCATTGACCGCATCCCGTCGGCGCTGGAGGCGATAGTCTCGGCGGCCGGGTGCTATGTCACGGCAAACCCGGTTAATCCGGACCTGCTGGCAAGATGCAGTAACCGGACAGCCTATACGAAGCGCGGAAACTCGACGCAGGACTACGACATCGTGCGAAGAAGATGGCTGCTCATCGACTGCGATGCGGTTCGTCCAGCCGGGATATCGTCCAGCGAAGAGGAACACAAGGCCGCGCTCGAATTTGGCTCCCGCATTCGCGAATACCTCGCGGCGGCTGGGTGGCCGGAGCCGATACTCATAGATTCCGGCAACGGATGCCAGATGATGTATCAGGTCGATTTGCCGGTGGACGACGGAAGTACTGTCGCTGCTGTATTGGCGTCGCTGTCTGACGCATCGACGGACAAGGTGCACGTGGACACGACGACCAAGAACCTGGCCCGCGTCTGGCGCATTCCAGGGACATTTAACCGCAAGGGCGAGGATATGCCGTCGCGCCCGCATCGAATGGACAGAATCATATCGATGCCAGAAACGCCGGAGACTGTCTCCAGGGAAAGTCTCGACACGGTGATTGGCTGGAAGAAGTCCACCGCGGCCGCGACGGAGACTCCACGCGTCGTGGCGACCGGCCAGCCGACTGTCGGCGCAAGCTGTTCCGACGCGACCTTCGAGGCGTGGGTGAGCAAATACTGGCCGGAGGCTGCGCAGCCGGTGGTCTCCGGCGGACAGCGGAAGTGGTTTCTGCCGGAATGCCCTTGGGGAGACAGCCATACCGGGCCGCAGGGAAGGACCGATACCTACATCGGCAAGTACATCGACGGCGCGTATTTCTTCAAGTGTTCGCATTCCCATTGCGACGGAAGAAGCTGGGATGATTTCGCGTCGCTCCGCGACCGCGACTGGAAGAGCCATCTGCATCCAAGAGAGGACTATTCCGACGTAAATCTCGATGGCATCATGAGGCAGAAGGACGCGATTTCCGCAACCAGAATGCTTGACGGCGACCAAAAGCCAGCCTCCATCGACGAGCAGAAGACGACGCTTCCGCTGCCGGACGGCATATACGACGTGCCGGGCATCGTCGCGGACACGATTGCCACGACGCTCGAATACGCGCCGGTCCCCAATCCGCCGCTGGCGCTCGGAGGCGCGCTCGCGCTGATGTCTGCGTTGTGCAGCAGACGCGTGGTGCTTTCAGACGGCACCACGCCGAACATCTACGTGGTCGAGGTCTCCATGTCCGGAACAGGGAAGAACATGCCACGGGCGGTGAACAAGGAGATGCTCTTTCGCATTGGTATGGACGGAAACCTCTTCGACCGCATCGGAAGCGGTCCGGGGCTGGAGGACGCGATAGCCAAGGCGAAGACCGTCCTGTGGCAGAACGACGAGTGCCAGTACATGCTTCACGACACTGGCCTGATGCGCAGGGACGAAAAGGAGAACAACTCGATTTCGTCGTATATGCTGAACCTTTACACGGAGGCAAATTCCTATGTCCGGACAAGGAGCCTCGCGAAGACGGACGGGGAGCTGCTTGTCAGGCCGCACCTCGTCCTGCTTGGTTCGACGACGCCGGGGGAGTTCTATGACGTAATCAACGACAGAATGCTGCGCAACGGCTTGTTTTCGAGAATCAACTTCATCTTTGGCGAGGGATTGCAAAAGCCAGATCCGGACCGCGAGCTGCGGATGTTAGACCTGCCGGAAGCGCTGGTGGCACGGTGCGCCATGTGGAAGTCGTTCGCGCCGCCAGGAAGCGGTAACCTCGACATCAAGCCGGCGATGGTGCAGTTTGATGAGGAGGCGTCAAGGTTCGTCGGGCAGCTGCGGCTCAGGGAATACGAGAAGCGCAAGGAACTGGAGAACGAGACGGAGGAATGGAAGGACGCACTGTGGACGCGCTACGTGGAGATGGCCAAGAGATACATGCTCCTCTACGCCTGTTCCGAGGCGTCCGAGCCGGACAAGGCGGTGGTCACGAGGAAGGCGGCGGAATGGGGAACGGCGTTCGTGGAATGGGATATCCGGAACAAGATACATATCATCGAGCGCAACTACTTCAAGAGCGACTACGAGCGCAGTTGCGAGCGGACGCTTGACATGCTCCTTCGCTGGCAGAAGAGGCACGGCGGGGAGATGATGCCGGAAAACAGTTTCACGAAGAAGCTCAAGCAGTTCACGCCAATCCAGCAGCGGGAAATCGTCACCGGACTCGTGAGGCAGAACCGGCTCGTCGAGGCGAGAACCGCCAATGGCGGCATTTGCTATTCCCTTCCGCAGTTTTTCGCGGACGGGAGATGACGTTGGCGCCGCGCGTCTTCGCGTGTGCGTGCGATTTTTTCGGGCCATTCGGCAAGACACAACAAGGGCAACCAAAAACAGAGAGTAAAACGCAAATGGAGACAAGGATGAAAGTGGTCGAGATGCCGATAGAGGACATCATACCATACGAAAACAACCCACGCCTGAACGACGATGCGGTGGAGGCCGTCGCGGATTCCATTCGGAACTATGGCTTCCGTCAGCCAATTGTCGTCGATAGGAACAATGTCATCATCGTCGGGCACACGAGGCGGCTGGCGGCGATGCGTCTTGGCCTCAAGACCGTTCCGGTCCAGGTGGCAGACGACCTCACCCCGGAGCAAGTTAGGGCATACCGCATCGCTGACAACAAGACCGCAGAGCTGTCCACATGGGACTACGACGCGCTTGGCGAGGAGGTCGAGGAGCTCAAGAATGCCGGATACGACCTCTCGACGCTGGCGTTCGACGAGACCGAGCTGCAGCGGCTGCTCGAGCAGAAGGACGATGATGCCGACAAGGCAGACATCGAGGGCGAGACGGAGCCGGACGACGCGCCGGAGCCGGATGACGCTCCGGACGCGGTCTATGCGTCAAGGCGTGGCGCGAAATACCGGCTCGGAGACCATATGCTGGTCTGTGGCGACTGCACGGAGGGCGCCGACATCAAGCTGCTTCTGGAGGGCGATGGCGAGGCGCCGGTCTCGCTCTGGCTCTCCGACCCGCCGTACAACATCAACTATGCGGGCCGAGCCGGAGTTGCCGTCAATGGCAAGTACTCGAAGGCGACCAGGAACAAGGACATGGTGATTTCGAACGACAACATGGGAGACGAGGAGTTCCAGTCACTCATCGACCGAGCGTTTCAGAACTGCGCGGCATACATGCCAAAGGGCGCGTCGTTCTATCTTTTCCATTCGTCGAACATTTCGCATGTGCTACGTAAGGCGTTGCTGGAAAACGACATGAACATTTCCAGCATGATAATCTGGAGCAAGAACCATTTCGCCTTGGGATGGGGGCACTATCTACAGAAGCACGAGCATTGCTGGTATGGATGGAAAAATGGGGCCGCGTCGAAGTGGAATGGCGCGCACGACGCGTCCACAACGACCATCCAGCAGTGGAACATCATACAGTCGGCGTCCGATCATCCTACGCCAAAGCCAGTTGACATGCTCAAGTTCTTCATCCGCAACTCCAGCGACAGGAACGACATCGTGCTTGACACGTTCGGCGGCTCCGGAAGCACTCTCATCGCGTGCGAACAGACCGGACGAGTCTGCAGGATGATGGAGCTGGAGCCGCGATACTGCGATGTAATCCGGCGCAGATGGGCGGAGTTCGTCCACGGCAAGGGCTGTGACTGGCAGGCACTTACGCCGGAAATCGATGGAACACACACAACCGAAGGAGAAGAAAATGCTTAAGACTAGCGAATGGGTTTCCCTTGGCCATCCGGACAAGATGGCGGACTACATAAGCTGCTACTTGCTTGATAGATACATCGAACGCGACCCGAATACGCGCTATGCGGTCGAGGTGATGGTCAAGGACAATATTGTGACCCTCGGCGGCGAAATCGCCAGCGAGGACGACTTCAGCGACGATGAAATCACCGCCTTCGTGCGGAAGGCCGTCAACGAAATCGGATACACGCGTGAGTACCAGCAGAAGTGGGGGCGCGAGAACACCATCTGCGGCGACGAGATGGAGGTCTATCCCATCCTCGGCAAGCAGTCCCCGGACATCGCCATGGGCGTAAATCGCGACGCATGGGGCGACCAGGGCATCTTCTTCGGCATGGCGGTTAACAACAAATACTTCGATTTCATGTCACGCGACTACTTCCTGGCCAGGAAGCTCGGAAGATTCCTGTTCGACTACCAACTGGGTGGCATTGACATCAAGACGATGGTTTCCGTGGAAGAGGACGATTTTACAAATGCGGTGACCGTGGCGATTCCGATGGCAGACGGCTGCGACAACATGCTTGCCGTCAAGGATTACGTCGTGGCGATAACAAGATGCTATAACATCATCGTCAACGGAACCGGAAGATACGTTACACATTCCAGCATCGGGGACTGCGGCGTCACGGGACGCAAGCTGGCGGCGGACTTCTACGGCGGCAACTGTCCAATCGGCGGCGGGAGTCCATGGACGAAGGACCCGACCAAGGCGGACCTCACGCTCAACATCCATGCCAGACAGCTTGCGCTCGACTTCATGCGCGATAACATGCTGGACGGGTGCCAGACTGCGCTTTCGTGCACGATTGGCCATCCGGAAGTCTCCGTGTCGTATCGCGACCTCCACGGAAAGGAACTTCACCGCGCGACGATGGACTGTCCGCCGTCGGCGCTGATTGAGAAATACGGCCTCGACGAGCCAGTCTACGCCAAGCTGTGCAGGGAGGGACTGTTCAGTGTCTGCGACTAGCGTTCCGCTGGCGTGCGCCTGGCTTAAGTCTCGCGGCTTCAAGAGGATTGTGAACGACGGCGAGATACAGTGGCATGGCAGGGTCGCCAGATTTCATGACGTAAGCGACATGCTTGTTGTGGCGCAGCCGACCGCGGAAAAACCGTTCTGGCTATGCTTTGTGGCGTCGTTCAACAGTTTTCAGGTAGCTTGCGATTTCAGGTCGAGGATTCATCCTGCGCTGGCGATTCTTGGGTGTCTGAGGCGGTTCGAGAAAGAATTGAGGAAAAGGCCGGTTCGCCTTGAGGCGACCTTGCGCCCGCGAAACGCCCGGAAATAGCGTCAAGGACGCGAAAACTTGTCGTTTGGGGCAAAAGCCCGCAAGCTGCCGACTTTTGCGTTTGCGGGCTTTTTTTGGCGTTTTTTGGAAATTGGGGAAAATTGCAAATGAAAAGCGAAATTGCAAATCTTGAGTTCGACTGTGTGAACAAGGCATGTCTGCGGAAGGGCTTTTGCGCGCGCGCCGACTGGCGGCGCGGCGGGCAGATGCGCAATGCAAAGAGCGACTTCGGCGGAGGGGTGAGTGGAAAACCATGTCCATGGTTTGTGCCGACAAGGTGCTACAGGCTCGCAAGCCCAGGAACGCCGGAGGCAATGAGGCTGCTGCGTGGCATAAATGACTTGCGTGACGGACTCGGTGACGACTTGGAAAAGAGGAGCTAGACAATGCCGGAGCAAAAGACATCGCTGTTCAAACTTCAGCCATCGGAACTCGTGCGCATTCTCAGAACGGCAGGATGCCGCGTGATGGACGACGCGCTTCTGCAGAAGCATGTTTCCGAGGGATTTCCGACAAACGATGACGGCACAATCGATATCTTCGATTATGCCACATGGCTTGTCGGGGAGAAGCTGGCAGAGCCGACGCCAAGGACGCCTCCTACTTCGCCTTTCGACTTGAACAGCGTCTATCCGCACGAATTGGCAGGATGGCTGAATCTCTATAACCATCTTGAAATGGAGATACCTCCGTCGCGCATTGCCAATATGTTCAAGACATATCACTTCCGCTTTGGCTCGAAAAACGCGCCGACGAAGACGCTCGACTTCCTGCGCTTTGTCGCGTTCGCTGTGACGCACCGACCGGCGAAGCCCAGGACTGCCAGCGCAAACCGGTATATCGAGCACAAGGCGGAGATGAACCGTCGGAACAAGGAGGCGTCCGCGCTTGGAAGGGACATCGGTGACCTGCCACAGGTGGCAGACGAGACGCGGAAGGATTCCTGCAAGTTCGACTTCAAGTTGTTTTGCGAGACTTATTTCCCGGAAATGTTCAATCTCGAATGGAGCGAAGACCACCTGCGATGCATCGCCAAGATAGAGCAGTCTGTCCTCGAGGGCGGGCTGTTCGCGCTTGCGTTGCCGCGAGGAGCAGGAAAATCCAGCCTGTGCGAGACTGCGGCGATTTGGGCCATCCTATATGGGCACAGGCAGTTCGTGTGCCTTGTCGGAGCAACGGAACTTGCGGCGCTGGAAATACTTGGCTCCATCAAGACAGAGATAGAGACGAACGAATTGCTTCTGGCCGACTTTCCGGAGGCGTGCTTTCCCATCGCCGCGCTCGAGGGAATCTCGAACCGATGTGCAGGGCAGACCTACCACGGCGTCCGGACGCGCATCACCTGGTCCTCGAACGAGCTTGTCATGCCGACTATCGATGGAAGCCCAGCTTCTGGGGCGGTGGTTCGCGTAGCAGGCATCACTGGCCGAATTCGCGGAATGAAATACAAGCGCCCTGATGGCAGGACTGTCCGACCGCAGCTTGTCATCGTCGACGATCCGCAGACGCGCGAAAGCGCCAGAAGCCTTGAACAGAACAAATTGCGGCTTAAGATATTGTCCGGTGACATTCTCGGACTTGCTGGTCCCGCGCAGAAAATTTCCGGCGTGATGCCATGCACCATCATTGAGCCAGGCGACATGGCCGACACGATTCTCGACCGCGAAAAGCATCCGGAATGGCAGGGTGAGAAGTCGAAGCTTCTCTATAAAATGCCGGATAACATGGCGCTGTGGGACGAATACGCGGAAATCCGCGCGGAATGCCTCCGCGAGGGAGGAGACATCGCAAAGGCGACGGAATTTTATTCGGAGCATCGCGAGGAAATGGACAAAGGCGCAGTCGTTTCATGGCCAGCGAGATACGAGAAGGACGAGTTGTCTGCAATACAGAATGCAATGAACCTTTATCTGCGCGACCCGGTCGCGTTCGCGTCGGAATACCAGAACGAGCCGCTGAAGGATGACCTGACCGAGGAGAGCATTCTGACAGCCGACGCGATTGCCGCGAAGCTCAACGGGCTGGATAAATGCGTGGTTCCGCTTGAATGCACGAAGATTACAATGTTCGTCGATGTCCAGAAAAAGGCGCTCTTCTACACGGTTTGCGCATGGTCTGACGAATTTACCGGAGCAGTCATCGAATACGGGACCTACCCGGAGCAGAACAAGAGGCGATTCACGCTCGACACGATGAACCCGACGCTTCAGGAACTCTACCCGAAGTCGGCAATCGAGGCGCAGCTCTATTCCGCGTTCACCGCATTGTTCAAGGACAAAATGACCAGGAAATACATTCGCGAGGACGGGCTTGAGATGCAGATAGACAAGGCCGCGATAGACGCGAACTGGGGAACATCCACGGACATAGTTTACCAGTATTGCCGGCAGTCCGACTATTCAAGCCGCGTCCAGCCGGCGCATGGACACTACATCGGCGCGTCGTCGAGGCCAATGGATGAATACAAGAAGAAGCCTGGGGAGAGGCTCGGCCTCAACTGGTATGTCCCAAGCGTCGCCGGAAAACGCGCGGTGCGGCATGTCGTGTTTGACACGAATTTTTGGAAGTCGTTCATACACAGCAGGCTTGGAGTTTCAATTGGAGACCGCGGATGCCTGTCGTTATTTGGCAAGACGCCATTGACGCACGAGCTTTACGCGGAGCACCTTACTGCCGAATACCGCGTGCGGACGCAGGGACGCGGGAGGACGGTCGACGAATGGCGGCTGCGTCCGGATCGGTCGGACAACCACTGGCTCGACTGCACGGTTGGATGCGCGATGCTCGCGTCTATGCTTGGCTCGGCGCTTCCGGAAACCCAAGGCGTCGCAAAGCCGAGGAAGGTAACGAAGCTTTCCGAGGTAAGAAATGCGAATGTCCCGACATTTGCGCCTCTGGAGCCTGTCACGGCGAATGCCAAGCCAAAGGCGAAAGTCAAGCTGTCAGAATTGCGAAGAAGGTAAAAGTGTGTGTAAAATGTTTACACTTGATATTCGTTTGAGGAAAATCGGCATATATGCATGTGGACGAATGTAACAATGTCGATTTTCACCAATGCCAGAGGAACAAGAGCAACAAACTAGGCTTGAGGACTTGATGCTCCAGCCCAAGCGGATAGAGGTCGATGACAAGACCGTCGAGCAGCACAGCCTGTCCGATGTCATTCAGTTCGACCGTTATCTTGCTTCGAAGAAGGCTCTTCGTTCCAGAACCGGCGGCCTCAAGATAACCAAGCTGGAAGCCGGAGGAGGTCCTCGGTGATAGGGTTCAACGGCCAGGCGCAAGAAGGGCCGGGGAAATCCCCGGTGCGGCTGTCCGCGTCCCGTGGTCGTTTCGTCCGCGCTGGCTTCGACGCGGCGCAAACGACCCGGGACAATATTCGCCACTGGTCGATGGCCGACGCCTGTTCGGCAGACGCCGAGGCGAAGCCGAGCGTCCGCGCGATTCTGCGGCAGAGGTCTCGCTACGAGGTGCTGAACAACTCGTATGCGCGTGGACTAGTCCAGATGCTTGCGAACGACACCATCGGGACAGGACCGAAGCTGCAGCTACTCACCGACGACGAAGACTTCAACGACCGCATTGAGAATGACTTCGCCGCATGGGCGGAAAAGGCGAAGCTTGGACAGGTGCTGCGGCTCATGCGAATTGCAAGATGCCAGGATGGCGAATCGTTCGTGATTTTTGGCACAAATCCAAAGCTGCAAAATGCGATAAAGCTGAAGCTCGATGTAATCGAGGCAGACCGCATCCAGGGCGAGGACAACTTCGACAATCAGTCTGGGAAAGCGTCCGTCGATGGCATCGACTACGACAAGTGGGGAAATCCAGTCGCGTATCATGTCCTTCAGTTCCATCCTGGAGATGACAATGCGTTCGGCAACGATACGATGAGAATCGACGCCGAATACATGCTGCATACTTTTGTTCAGCATCGTCCTGGTCTTCATCGCGGCGTGCCGGAACTGACTGCGGCGCTTCCTCTTTTCGCGCAGCTTCGGAGATACAACCTCGCTGTGCTTTCCGCTGCGGAGGCGGCGGCGGACTTCTCTGCTGTCCTCTATACGGATTCGCCGGCAAACGGAGAAAGCGACGACATCGAGGCGTTGGATTCGATTCCATTGGAGCGCAACATGATGCTTACGATGCCGGCTGGGTGGAAACTAGGCCAGCTTGAAAGCAAGCATCCGACTTCGAACCATCGCGAGTTCGTGAAGTGCATTCTTTCGGAAATCGCAAGATGCGTCTGTTCGACATACGGAGTAGTCGCCGGAGACTTCAGTGGCTTCAACTACGCATCCGGTCGGCTGGACAACCAGATTTACCAGAAGGCGATACTGGTGGACCGCGTCAAGTGGCAGGAAGACGTGCTGGACCCGCTGCTTTCGCTCTGGCTTCGCGAGTGGTCGCTTGTGAATGGTGTCTTTCTTCCGGAGGATGTAACGCACGAGTGGTTCTGGGACGGCTTCATGCACGTGGACCCGACCAAGGAGGCGTCTGCGCAGGAGACTCAGCTTTCGACCATGACGACTTCGCTTACGGACGAATACGCGAAGCGTGGAAAGGATGTTTACAAAGAACTTCGGAAGATTGCCCGTGAAAGGGAGCTTCTCAGGAAGCTTGGCCTGACTCTGGAGGGAAATTCCGCAAAAGGAAATCAAGGAGACAACGTAAATGAATAAATACTTGGCGCAAATTGACATCCAGGCTGCCGAAGGTGATTCTCCGCAGATTACCAAAATCAAAGGCGTGGCCTATTCTGGCGCCGACATTCTGCAATGGCAGGGGAGGATGGTCGTGGACCTTGCCGGGATGGAGTTCGCTCCGCAGATTCCATTGATGGATTCGCATTACAACAGCACCGAATACAAGCTGGGCGAAGTCACGGCGAAAGTTGAGGACAATTTGCTTCTGGTCGATGGCGCGATTACCTCGCAAAGCGAACACGCCCGCCAGATTGCTTCCGAGGGGAAGCTGTCGAAGTGGCAGCTTTCCATTGGTGCCACAATTCTTGCGCAGAAGGCGCTTGGCCAAGACGAGAAGGTAAAGGTGAACGGCATCGAGTTTACCGGCCCAATGCTCATTGTTACCAAGTCTCGGCTGCGCGAGGTGTCAGTAGTTGCGATTGGCGCGGACAGCGGCGCATCGATGGAAATCGCCGCGTCGCTGGACATGTCTGCCAGTCTAGTCACAAATCCACAAAACAAGGAGAGTATCTCAATGGATCCGAAAGAAGAGAAAGCCGTGAATGCGGCGAATCCGGCCCAGAAGCCGACCGAGCCTGTTCAGGCTTCTCCGGTGACTACGGCCGAAGACATCAAGGCCGCCGCACAGGCGGCTTCCCAGGATGCGGTGAAGGCCGAACGCGCACGCGTTGCCGAAATCCGCGCAATCTGCAACGGCGAATTCAATGACATCCAGGCGAAGGCCGAGGACGAGGGATGGGACGCTTCCCAGACCCGCAAGGCCGTCCTTGACGCCATCCGTGCCAAGCGTCCGGTCACTGCGCCGAACATCAACACCGGTGTTCAGGCGGTCGGGAAGCAGGAGATGGAATGCGCGCTCGCGCTTCGTGCCGGAATTTCCGGCGAGGACCTCGCGAAATCCTATGACGAGCATGTCGTTGACGCCGCGATGTCCATGAGCGACATTTCCCTGAAGGAGGTCATCCACGAGAGCATTCGCCTCGGCGGCGGCACTCCCAGTTCGCGCGTCGGCCTGTCCAACGATGACATCCGCGCTGCGTTCAGCACCGTTACGCTGCCTGGCATTCTCGGCAACGTGGCTAACAAGGTGATGATGAAGTCCTACAACTCCGTCGCGCCGGTCGCGTTCCGTCTTTGCTCTGTCGGTAATCTCAATGACTTCAAGGAAGCCGATCGCTACCGCATGACTGACATGGGCGATTTGGAGAAGGTCGGACCCGATGGCGAAATCAAGGATGGCGGCGTTTCCGAGGAGGGAGCCAAAAACAAGCTTGACACCTACGGCAAGAAGTTCTGCCTGACCCGGCAGATGATTATCAACGACGACCTCGGTGCATTCACCAAGATTCCCGCGATGATGGGCGCCCGTGCGGCCAAGCTGGTTGACAAGCTCTTTTTCAAGCGTCTGCAGGAAAATCCGATTCAGGCCGACGGCAGTGCATTGTTCTCTGCAGGGCACAAGAATCTGATTGCCTCAGCTGGCGCGCTCAGTGCCGACGCGCTCAAGGCTGCAATCACCCTCTTTGAGGGACAAACCGACGCGGATGGCGAGCCCATTGCCGTTTCGCCGCGCAAGTTGCTTGTTCCCAGCGCGCTGAAGTTCACCGCGAAGGAACTCTTGCATTCCGCTTTGCTGATTGCCAAGGGTTCTACCGACGCGGTTCTGCCTGGCGCGAACGTCCTGGCCGAGGAAGACCTGGAAATCGTCTCCAGCCCGTATCTTACCGATGCCGGGAAGTGGTGGCTGTTCGCTAATCCCAGCGAGTGCGACACCTTCGAAATTGGCTTCCTGAAAGGCAAGCGCACTCCGACCGTCGAGCAGGGTGACACTGACTTCAACACTCTCGGCATGTGGTTCCGCGTGTATTTCGATGTTGGTTGTCGCGAGCAGGACCATCGTGGAATGGTGCAGAGCAACGGCTAAATAATAGGAGGAAACAGAAATGGTTAAATACATTCAAAAGGGCGAAAGCCTGGACTACACTCCGGAAAACGCCACTCCAGCCGGGTCCGTTGTGTTTCTCGGCAAACTGGCTGGCGTGACCAAGCTGGACATTGCCGCAGGTGAACTCGGGGCGTTGGCTGTTTCCGGTGTTTTCGAGTTTCCCAAGGGCAATGGCGCAATCGCGGTTGGAGCCGCGCTTTACTGGAACGGCACCAACAAGGTCGCGGCGACTTCCGGCACCGACTATCTCGGCGTCGCGGTTCAGCCTGCTGCGGCCGACGCAACGGTTGTCCGCGTGCTGATTAACGCCGGTTCAGCCGAATAAGTTCAACTATTCCTGGTGAGGAAAGGAAAGAGGAAAGCGGATGCCCAACGTCATGCGGTTTAGCGAGGAATTTCTCGACAAGCAGCTTGAGAAGTATGCTGGCGAGAATGTCACCTACTGTCCGCATGGCGTTGGGCAGGCCCGCGAGGTTACGGCTGTTGTCGGAAAGGGCCTCTTCAGGGTTACGGATGTCAATGGATTTTCCGTATTGACCAGAACGGTTGATTTCATGATTGCCGCAAGCGCATTGGATGCCGAACCGCAGAAAGGCGATTCAATCATGCGAAATGGACGGCAATATGAGGTTTTTCGGCCGAATAACGAGCCTTGCTGGAGGTGGTCCGGCAACAACCATGACACCTACAGGATTCACACACATGTAGTTGGCGAGGAGTTCGAATGAGCGGCATTCTTGATTACGCAAAGGCAATCGCCGAACTTCTGGCAGAGTTTGATGCCGAGGTCGACTTAGCGCCAGACTACGAAATGCGCAATTTGAAGACTGCGCGAGTCGTGGTGCTTCCGGCGGCACGCGGGAGCAAGCTGGCTTCGCGCATCGACAAGCAGAACGACTTCCATCTTAGCGTGGCCGTGATTAAGAAAGTCGCAAGCCTGATGGAGGTCGAGCAGCTTACTGTTCTGTCAGAACGGATTGGCAATATGCTGCTTGGCGCAAAAGTTCTTTCCGGGAACTGCGTCACCGTAGAATGGGAACCGATTTACTCGGTTGATGAGCTTCGGGAAAAGCGCATCTTCATATCCGTCGTGAAGGTTGGCATTAAGGATTTCTCGCGATGAAGTTTGTGGCGCGATTTGTTTTTCACGAGCGCAAGCTCATGAAAATGGCCGAGCGCGCGAACCGCCGCATACTTGCAAGGTGTGGTGCGTATGTCCGGAAAATCGCCCGTGACTTTGTCCGTCATCGCAAAAACCCGAATGTCCATTCTGCTCCAGGCCATTCTCCGTATGACCATTACGGACTCAGGCAAAGCATAATTTGGGCATCCGACGAAAACGCCGCCTACATTGGGCCTCGTTTGATTCGCGGCGGCATGAACAATGTCGCGCGACTGCACGAGTTTGGCGGTACGGTTGCGCGGCGGGTGATCGACCCGCAGCTTTGGCAGTCCGTCAAGCCTGGTGACATCGCGCCAGTCACGGAAAACCACATGGCACAAAGTGACGTTCCGGCAAGAAGCGAGGGCAAGCGCGACCCGCGCACTGGTAGAAAGGTTTTTTGGATTAGGATTAGGACGAAATCTCAGGCAGAACACGCGCATCGGCTGTATCGGCGCTTTGCGCTGAAAAACGCAAAGACTGAAATGGTCGATTATCCGCCGCGCCCATACATGTTCCCGGCGCTGGAGAAATCTCTTCCGCATCTTCCACGTTTCTGGAAGAATGCAATCAAGTAGAAACAAAACAAAGGAGAAGAAGCACCATGATTAGACTTGGTCTTGATGGAAAGATGTTTCGCGGAGAAGCCGGTGCTACACAGGCTTCCGTGAACATCGAGATGAAAACTGTCAAGGACGTGACCTTGAACCTCGAAAAGGGCGAGGCTGACATCACCGACCGCAGCGCGAATGGCTGGCGCGTCTATGTCGGCACCCTCAAGGAAGGAACTCTTGAGTTCAATGTCAACTACGACACTGAAAGCGAGGATTTCCAGACCTTGCTCAATGCCTATCTCAACAACACCGCGCTGGCGTTCTTTGTCACTGATGGCGATGGCTCCGGTTTGCTGGCAGACTTTGTCATTACCCAGTTCAACAAGGAAGAGCCGCTCGAGGAGGCGCAGACCGTTTCCGTCACCGCCCGTCCCACGAACATCGGTGGTGCCAGCGGGCGCGCGCCTCAGTGGATTAACAAATCGTAAGGCTTTCAGACGAAGGAGGAAAACACAATGAACTGCTTTAAGGACAAGACTGGGAAGCAATGGACTCTTGACTTGAATGTCGGCAGCGCGATGCGCGTAAAGGCAGAGACTGGATTTGACGTGGTGAATGTAATCCAGATTAACGACAATGGAGCGGATACGACTTCGTTGCAGAAACTTACGGATGACGTTTTCCTGCTGGTCTCTGTCCTGTATTCGCTTTGCAAGCAGCAAGTGGCCCAGGCGAACATGACTGACGAGCAGTTTGCCGAGCAATTTGACGCCGAGGTGATTGAGAAGGCGCTTGATGCGCTTGTTCTGGAAATCATAAATTTTTCCCAGCCCATGAAGAAAAAGATGCTGACGCTAATCTACGAAAAGACGCGGAGCTTCAGGGCAAAGGCGGAACAGCATCTGGAGGAGGTGCTTCAAAGCAAGGAGTTCAACGAGGAGCTGGAAGAACAGTTGAGCGCATCGCTTTTGAGTTCGCCGGAATTCTCGGGATAGACCCAAGGCCATTTACGCTTCGGCAGCTTGACTGGATGTACAAGGCGCGCGGAGATTTTCTGTGGTCGCAGACATCGCTGCTTGCGGCGCTGGAGTATAACATGAATCGCGGAAGCAAGACGCGTCCAGTGAGGCCGGATGCGTTTAATCCATTCGCCAAAAAGGTCGAAAGCGATGTCGTGATTCGCGGGAAGGAGTCCTGGGCGGCGCTGAAAAATTTGGTTACTTCAAAAAACACAACAACGAAAAATGTCAAGCGCGCATGAGGTAATGGCTGGCGGTGCGTTTGTCAAGATTGCACTTGACAGCGCCGAACTCAAGAAGGGCGTCCAGAATGCTCAGAATACATTGCGTTCCTTCATGTCGTCCATCAACAAGTGGAGTGGACAGGTCGCAATGACATCTGTTGTAATGACGCTCCCGTTCAAGAAGGCGCTGGATGCATTTGCCGAATTCGACCTGAAGATGCGCCAGGTCAAGGCTATCACTGGCGAGTCCGGAAGCGCAATTGCGTCATTGACGGAACAGGCGCGGAAACTTGGCCGCGCCACGTCGTTCACCACCGCCGAGGTCGCCAACGCAATGGTCATCCTGGGACGCATCGGATTCACCAGCAGCGAGGTCGGCGCATCCGTGAAAGCGGTCATGAATCTTGCGAAGGCCACCGGAAGCGAATTGGCGACGGCGGTGAATGTGGCCGGCAACCAGCTTCGTATTTTTGGAAAGGACGTATCTGAAATAGAAAGAGTTGCAGATATTGTCACCTATACGGTGAACCGAAGCGCGATGTCGCTTGACGACTTCCAGGAAGCCGCGGCGAAGGCAGGTCCGAACTTCGCGAACTCTGCCGGCACAATCGAGCAAATGGCCGGCTCGCTTGCAATCCTTGCGAACATGGGCATCAAGAGCAGCATTGCCGGCACTGCTGTTTCTCGTGCAATCAAGCAGCTTGCAGATCCGCAGGTCGATAAAATGCTTCGTAGCTATGGCATTCAGGTAAGGGATGTCGGCGATAATCTTCTTCCTCTTCATCATGCCCTTGCGAATGTTGCAAGGGTAATGGCGAAACTTCCAACAGCGAAAAGGATTCGACTTGCGGAGGACATTTTCGGCGCGCGTGGTTCAATGGCTGGCTTGCCGCTTACGATGAACAGCGCCGAAATTGACAAGTTCATCAAGGGCTTTGACCAAATCTC